AATCGCGACGCACGAAGCGGTTCAGCATATCTCGATGCTTGCCAAAGAAATTGACCCTACAGGTGTTCTGAGAATTCATCTTGGAATTCCCGAATTCATGCCTCTAGAAAAACGAAAAATCCTACTCGCACATGCTCTCAACTGAATCACTCAACCTACAGATAGCGTCGCTGAAGTCGATGCTGTCTGATTTATCCCTACGTGCGCGTCAGGCCGAACAGACGGCGGGTCATCTGATGGCCCAGGCGCATCACGAGAAGTGGACGGATGCGCAGATTGCAACGTTCTCCGGGATCGTGGCAAAGCAGATTGACGCGCGGGCACAGGAAAGATCGGTCCAGCAGCAGGCAGTTTTGCAGGCAACCGTCCTCGCAATGAACGCTGCGATAAAAGAGACTGACAACGCAAAAAAGGCAAGGATGTTAGTAAATATACTGAGAGAACTTTCTGCATCCGTGCAGCATCTGGAAAAGATTGGCTCAATGTTGAAGGATTAATTCACAAGAAATTGAGAATTTTATACTGTTGCAGTAAATATCACCGTGGATTAATCCACTCAATTTTCCTGCAATACCGCCGAAAGGCAATCTAAGCCTGAAATCGGCTAAATCGCAATAAAACCTCTGCCCGTAGGGCAAAAACATACTGGAGTATATCATGGCAAAACGCCAATCAATCGGATTCGACGACGCACGCGACGCAGGCGGAGACAAGCCAAAGCGCGTAAGCGATATCATCACTGTTTACAAAATTCCCGAGAAGAAGTGGACTGCGGTTCGTTTCCACCCGGAAATCCATTGCTATGCAACAGCATGGGTAAAGACCAAGAATAAGGAAGGCAAGCCTACCAAATTCCCGGCTCTCCTGCGTAGCTTTGATCCGATCACGCAAGAGTTCGACTCGACCATCAAGGACCCGTGGTACGAATTCTCGCAGAAGGAACGCGCCGATGAAGTCGATCAAAAGGATCGTCTGATTCAAGTCAGCAAGAAGTTCTACGGCAACATGATTGTCCGTAAGCTGCAAGCGCAAAAGCCGGAACGCACGCCGAAGCCCGAAGCAGAAGAAATCGAAAGTGGCTACAAGCACAAGGATTCGGACACGTGGACTGACTGGTCGGCATTTGCTTTGCCGCCTGGCCTGATTCGCGCGATCAAGGAACTCCGCGACCTCAACGTTGTGGAAGGTAAGAATGGTAGCTCGACCGCCTATTCGGTAACGGATATCAAGTACGGTTGCGATATCCAGATTTACTTTGATCCGGACCAATCCCCGGCGAACCAGTACAAGATTCAACTCGGTGCGCAAACGCCGCTGACCGAAGAAGAATTGGCATCCCTGCGCTGGGACACCTCGGACCTCGAAAACGAGCCGCCGTCAGAACAGAAGGCCCTCAAGGACTTCGCAGACTGGCAGCGCAAGATGGGTCTGGTCAAGGGTGGAAGCGACGAAGAAGAAGATGAGACGCCGCGCCGTTCGGGCCGTCGTAGCTTCGATGAAGACGAAGATGCACCGCGTCGCCCTGCCTCGCGCCCAAGCCGTGACGAAGAATCCGACAGCGACGGTGAAGTGCGCCGTACACGTCGTTCGTTCGATGACGATGCAGAGAAGGAAGACAAGCCTGCACCGCGCCGTGTAGCAGCAGATGCTGAAGACGAAGAAGCCCCGGCCCTGCGCCGCCGCCAAGTCTCCGAAGACGAAGAAGCCCCGGCTCCCCGCCGTGCTCGTGCCGACTCGGAAGATGAGGAAGCTCCTGCATCACGCCGTCGCGCCGTCGTAACGGATGAAGACGAAGCACCGGCTCCGCGTCGTACCCGTCGCGCAGTTGTGGATGACGAAGACTCAGTGGGTTAATCCGCTGTTCTAGTCACCTGACTTTAAAGGCCCGCTGGGAATCATATCCAAGCGGGCCTTTTTATCTAAACTGCACGAAAGGTAAAAATCATGGCTACACGTAAAGCAGCAGTAGAAGGACCGAAGTTTGACCTCAAGTCGTTTTATGCTCAAACTTCAAAAGACGTAATCCGCAAGCAGGGTTTGTCGTCAGACCCCCTCGAAGACATCAAGCCGATGTCGTCTGGCTGGCTCATGCTCGACCTGGTATTCGGCGGCGGTATGCGTCCAGCAATGTACACTTTTGCCGGTGAGGAACAAACGGCGAAGACAACGCTCGCACTGTCTATCCTGGCAGAAGCGATCAAGACAGACGTGCCGCTGAAGGCATTCTGGGACTATGAAGGCTCGACCAAGAACTCGCGCTCGTACATTGCGAACATCCTGCGCACAGCAGGCGTGACGCAAACGGTTGACGAAATCTTCGGCAAGACCGACAAGGATACGGGCGAAATTCTGATTCATCCGCTGATCAACTACTTCGCTACCGGTGTAGGCGAAGCGTTCTTCGACTGGATCGCAGAAATCGAACGCCAATACCCGGACAAGCGTTACGTTGGTGGCAAGTGGTGGCTCGTGTTTGAAGACACGAAAGAAAACAAGGCGCGCGTTGGCGAGTTCGTTGACGACAAAGCGTCGAAGCGGTACGGCAAGGGCCTGTGGATCGAAGCGCCGGACGGCAACCTGCAAGGTGTGGTTGTCGTGGATGCATGGTCTGCCATGAACCCGTCCTCGAATGACGAACAGGAAGCGGATAACTCGCTGGGCGTTCTCGCCCGCTTCTTCTCGAAGCACCTGATCCGTATCAAGGCACGTCTGGCTCCGAAGATGATCGCGCTTATCGGCATGAACCACCTGGCCGATATCCCGATGGCGATGTATGGTCCGAAGCAGAAGGAAAAGGGCGGTAACGACTTGCGGTCGAAGTCGGACGTGCGTATCTGGAATTTCAAGCGCGCGATCAACACGTCAGTTCCGTTTAACCCGGTTGCAGACAAGGAAGAAGGTTGCGAAATCGAGAAATCGGTAACGGGCCAGGGTTCCGACCGCTACAACTACGTCATGTCCAAGAACATCAAGAACAAGCTGTCGCTGCCTAAGCGCAAGGCTTGGTTCCGTCTCTGGACTGAAGACGCAAAGGGTGATGCGCGAGGCTTCGACCCGCACTTCGACACCATGTGCTATCTGCGTGAAACCGGCCAGTTGGACGGTAATGTGCGCAAGAAGTTGACGCTCAAGCTGGAAGGTGTTGAGTTGAAAGACCCGACCGTCAACTGGATGGAACTGAAGACGCTGGTGCTTGGAACTGAAGAGCAACAGGTTGAACTTCGCTCCGACCTTGGTTTGCCAGAAGGATTCAATCTGCGTCAGTTCTGCTTTGACCAGATGGCTGCTGGACGCGCGGAAGTGCTGTTCGCTGCCAAGAAGAACGGTCTGACTGCCGAAGAGGCAGAAGAAGACGATGACGCCGTAGTGCCGTCCGGTGACGAAGAGTACGACGACGAATAATCTGTGGTGATTGTCATGAAAAGCCCGCTGCGGATTTGTTCCACAGCGGGCTTTTTTATTTCCAATCACAGAGAACCCTATGAACATAGATTTCGCAGCAGAGGATACTCCTGCTGGCGTATGGTGGCGTGATGATGAGTCTCCGCCACCGATGCCTATAACGGAGCGCATGCCCGAAGAGTATTCCGACTTCGGCGCAGAACTGACCCAGTACAAGGCACCGTCGCCGTACAAGGTCTACCAGGAATTCAACAACGATGCTCGATCCCGAGGAAGAAGCGCGGCAAGATGCTGTGCTATCGGGACTCACGAACATGGCCTACGGTGGCGGAAAAAAGCCGATCATGCGCCCAGTGCGCAATCGCCGCGAGAACAACCCATTCTTCTACTACCGCACAGAGTCGTTCGCTGAAGCCGTTGGCATACAGAAGGCGACAGTCGAACCGCAGAAGCAGGCGATGCAGCATATCGACCAGGAAGTGGAAGACCGCCTGAAGACGTATGAGAAAGAACTATCCGCGACGCTCGAAAAGAATATTGAGGCCGTCCGCGAGTTTTTCCTGAAAGAGATTGACCCGCTGTCACTTGGCATCCAGGGCGGAACGGCCCAGGTGCACTCCCTGATGACCCGAATTTTCCCTGACGGCATAGATACCGAGCAGTTTGTTCAGTTCGTGCATATGGCGAAACAGGCCAGAAAAATCAAAATGGCTAATTTCATTACAGGATACATGGGATTAGAACTTTCTGACGCAGAAAGGATCATCGATTCCCTGACGCCAAAGAAGGAAATTATGATGATTGGCCCTAATGCGGACGAGCGTATCGCTCAACAGCAGCCGCAGGAAGCGCCAGTCCGTAAGCCAAGATTGCGGGAGCGAATCAGTCAGGCAGGTGCGCGGGAGCGTGCGTTGGCGAGTGAAATTAGCGTCCGCGTACCACGGGGTTAAAAATGGAAAAAATTGATTACAGCAACATTGATGAGGCGACAGCACGACTGGAACGCATCGTTGATATGGGCGCTGATGAGTCGTTCTCGATGTTTCTCTCAGTAGAAGAGCAGCAACGAATTCAGGACATTCGCATCCGGCGTGCCGCCAAGACTGGCGAAAAGGTAAAAGAAGTTCGTGACGATGAGTACATAATTCGCGGCGCGACAATGGACTCAGACGGAAATCTGGTGGACGACTTCGATATCTCGCGATTCATGCGCGAAGCAGAGGACGAAGAAACCGGGCTTCTACACGATTTGAAGGTTGACACCCGCGATCTACCGCGCGCTGCCAACTTCTTCGACTTCTGTAAGCGCCTGATGGGTCCTAACACAAAGCACCCTTACCCTCTCCAGGCGTGGGTCGGAGCGATGTTGTTCGGTGAAGTGTGCCCGGTATGCTCGGACAAAGAATGGCTCGACATCGACAACGTTCCAAAGGATTATCCGTTCCTGGAAATGGAAGATCACCTGGTTCTGCTAGAGCGCGGTACATGCCCTAAGTGCAAGCGTGGTAAGTGGGACCTTATCCAGAATCACGGCCTAAGAAATTATACGCAGTTGGTGAACTGTCTGGGTCAGCGGTCGGGTAAGTCGCTCAGTGCTGCAATGTATTCAGCCTACCATCTGCACCGGTTCCTGTCGTTCACGCCACTGGCAAACCTGACGAACTCGATGCAGGCTTCGACCGAATTGACCTTCACGTTCGTCTCACTGACCTACGACAAGGCCAAGGGCGTTCTCTGGACGCCATTCGTGGAAATTATCAATGACTCGAAATACTTCAACGAGTATTTCGCGTGCATGGATCACTACGGAAACCAGTACGGCAAGAAGCTCTACAACCGTGCGTCGGAATTCTTGCGATTCAACTACCGGAATATTCGTTTCTACCCGAGCGGCCCGAAAGGTTCGACACTGCGGGGTGATACGCGAATCGGTGGAGCACTGGACGAGTTGGGGCTTTTCCGTCTGCCGAAGGACGGCCAGGAAGAAGACGCAACGAGTGAAATCGCTAACGCGGACGAAGCGCACAAGTCGCTGATGCGTTCGATGACGACGGTTTCGGCTGCGGCACTTGACGCGATGAAGCAGGGGCACAACTTCGTGCCGGGTCCTCTCCTGTTGAACGTTTCGTCGCCCATGTCTATCCGCGACAAGATGATGCGCCTGCTCAAAG